TTGAATATATTATAGCATAAAAAAAGAAGGGGTTCAACCCCCTTCCTTGATCATTTTGTTCTGTGAAATTAGACAGCATGAAGTTTTTTAGAAACTTTAAGACCACGATACATTAGATCGTAGTTTCTATGCTGATTGTGCTCTTCGATGAGAGATCTACGATACTCTTCAGTATCGTACTCATTTCCACGGTAAGTGACTTTTGCCATTGTTTTACTCCAAAGTAGTAGGGTTTTTAATCCGTTCCTTTAGTCAACTTTTGCGTCCCATTCGCATCCTGGCTCAGTAGTTCCTTTAACCATTTTAACGATTTCAGACTTAGCCTGTCCGTCAAAATCACTAACGCCAGAGATAATATCTTTGGCATAATCACAAGTTAAAAGAGTAGCGAGTAGTATGTCCATAGGATGAACGATCCGTTCCGAGTCGGCTTACTTGCGTCCCCTATCTAAGGGGGATGAACGTTGTGTTAATAATAACACATTTGAACTATTTAGGCAAGTAATATGTCGTTTTACTACATCGACCCTACAGAGCAAAAAAATACCCCGATTTTTTATCGGGATATATGGGAATTAAAAGTTGAATTTGGTTATGGCTTTCTTCTTTTCTTTTTAGTTGATTGCTTAGATCTATAACCCCATACCTTTGGACTTATAGTTCCTTGACCATACTGTATATCCTTAAGACCCTGTTTAAATTTATCGTAATACATATCAAACAAATTAGTCTTAGTTCCTCTAGTTAGATCATACTTGATTTCTCCAAGTTGCCCAGATTCGTATACAGCATAACTTACAATATACGCATCTGTAGGAACTTCAGTAATAGAAACATCTTGTCGAGAACCATTCTCAACTAACATTTCACAACCATATAATGATTTGATCTTACTCTTTTCTTCAGTAGACCAAATTTCCTCTTTCTTTACGGGTTTTTCTAACTTTTTAGTTTCTGCAGTTTCATTACTCATAATCTATTTTTTTGATTGTAATTCTTTAACTGCATTTTCAAGAGCAGTAAGACGTTCTCCATGATTAGTAGAAGGTGCTTTATGTGCCTGTGCTTCTAATGCTTGCAATCTTTCTTCAATTGTCATCCTCTTCCTCCCCATGTAATATCAGGATAAGCTTCAGATACATTTTCCTTTGTGATCTTATACTTCTCAGTTAATCTACTATCCTTAATAAGACAAAGTATCTCTGCCTCAAGTGGATGTAATCCCTGAAGCATATCAATAAACATAGACTCTCTACGAAGTCCATTCATACCAGGATTACCACCCTTCAAGAAATTATAAAACTTCTTATATTCTCTACGAATAGTAGTCTGCCCTTGATCTTGTGATCCAAGAGACGAAGATCTAAGTTCGCCCATCTTATCAACTGCATCACTAATCTTATCAGATAACGATCCTGATGTTAATGCATCCTCTTTATTACTACCGTAAGGAACATCGCCTGGTGGTAAAAGAGTTTCAATAGTTTCATCAAAATTCCATATAAGAACTGCCTTTAAAGAAGGATCACCATATCTCTGGAGAACTTCTACTTTCTTTGCATTACTTCTCATCTTAGAAGCAGCACCAAGAACCTCATATGCAAAGGGATTATTAGGTAGATCAGGAACCTTCTGTGCAACTGTTCTAGGTTTTTTTGTTGCAGTAACCTTTTTAGTTGTTGACTTCTTTCTAGTCGTCGTTGTCGTCTTCTTCTGTGTTGTCATAATTTTCAAATCTGAATGCTACAATTTCATCGGGAACTAAATTACCATTAACATCAAACATCTCTGGATGTACTTTAACGTCATGATAGTTCATAAAATACTCTCTGGCAACCCATCCACCTATTGCTCCTACTATTAGAAACATTATTGTTAGTAAAGAACCAAAAACTAAACTTATTGCTAACATCTGTCTGCCTCCTATAGTGAGTGTAGTGATATGTAATGGATTGGTTTTCTTTTTACCTCCCGTTAGAATGAATTCAAAACCACGATCAATATCATAATCTGGTTTATTTATAGGTTTTTTAAACGATTTTCTTTTCCCTAAGAAATTGAACAGTTTCTGTACAACCCCCGACTTTTTGCCTTTCTCCTGTGTCATCGCAGACTACTTGAGGAAATGTTGATCCTTGACCAAACTCAGCATAGAAATCTTCTCGTGTAAAATCATTCTCTAGATTATACACAACATGTTCTAGTTTTGTCAACTGCATTACTTCTTTTACTTTCTCACAATATGGGCAACCTTCTCTACTATAAATCGTAAAGTTCATTTCTCGATATTATTTTAAAAAATTATTTAGTATCTATTATAACACGTTCTACCAAGAACTTGTTAGGAAATACTGTTCCGAAGACATTTTCCTAGATCTTACCGTAACTGCTCTTGCTGTAGGAATATAAAGTTCACTATCATTAGCAGTAACTATCTCATTTGTAATAGTCTTTCCTAAAACTTGATTTTTAGTGATAACATCGGTAGATCCTATAGTAATCTTAGATTCTGAATCTACTAAATGTATTTTTCCAGTATGGAATGTAGCACCATGACTGAAATTAAAATCACCAGTAGTTGTTTGCCATAGAATAGATTTATCAGTGGTTCCTTTAATTACTATACCACCATTGTTTGCCATTTCATCGGTTGGATCACCAATTAAGAATTGTGCATCATCATAAGTACCACTACCACCTATAACATTTGATAGATATACGGTTGATGAGGCTATGGATACTATTGTAGTCCCTGCAGGTATGTTTAGACCAGATGGAAATGTTAAAGTAACAGGTATTCCCTCTATTATATCAGTAATAGGACTAACATTATGAATTATTGATGATCCAGCACCCGCAGTTGCAGTAAAGAGTGTATCAGTTGAAAAACCTAAGACAATATCATTTGATCTTACTCTCAATTGAGAGTTTGTATTTATTCTTAGATCTCCATCTATATTAAGAGCACCAGTAAAGGTAGATATTCCTATCGATCTTATATTTCTAACATTATCAATATCCTCATTATAATTTACACTCTTAATCTTAGTGTTACCTGTGATTATTGCATCACCTAATACATCAAACTTAGTGGTAGCGGATCTTCCAACTCCAACATTACCATCAAATCTAGAGTTACCAAGGACGACAAAATCATCACTTGTAGGTAATCCACTTACCTCATAAAATAACTTACCATGACAAAGGAATGTTACTTTTGATCCAGGATTTGAAAATCCAACTAAAGATTGACCTGCACCCAATTTAATATCAGGTCTAGTATATGTTTGTCCTGGTCCAATATTAAAACCAAAGTCTAAATATTCAGTACTGTCAAAATTCTCTAATCCACCATCAGAAAGACCAAGTTTTACAGTTGCAGGATCTGGTCCTAAATTACAAATAGATACTGTTACTTTAGATTCAGATCCAGCAGGAGCAGTATATAATGCTTGCTTTGTTGCACCTGTAGATAATGTATGTTGAAGAACTCCAGATCTTATAGGGTTTATAATATCATTAGAAGTTTGTCCATAGAACAAGAAGTTAACATCAGTTTCTGTTGATCTTACAACCAACTTCTGCCCTGCACCTATATAAAGATTTTCAGTCTCTATTACCTCACCATACTTAATATATCTGTTATACTCAAAGTATCTTATTTGATCACCGTCTCTATAACCAATTTGAATTCTGGATGGGTTATAATTCTTACTACCAATAGTAATTTTACCAACTGTTAATTTGTTAGCAGGTCCTTCGTAAAGGTCGACAACTGGACCTGTTCCTGGTATAATAGAACTTAATAGACCAAACGCCATCTATCTCAACCGAATACAATTTTAAATATTTATAATGATTATACTAACAGGATCAAAAGGATTCATAGGTCAGAACTTTCTTAAGTATCTAATAGAACATTCTGATGAGGAGATCGTCACAGTTAATGAATCTGATTGTTGGGATTGGATAGCATACTTTAAAGAATGGGATAAAGTATCTCTTATAATACACCAGGGAGCGATCTCAGACACGACAGAAACAGATATAGATAAACTCCATAGGATGAACGTTTGGTTCACTATAGAGTTGTTTGAGAAGGCAATAGAGCATCAAATAGACGTTAAGTTTGCTTCATCTGCATCAGTATATGGTAATACTAGAAAGAGTTTATTCGCAACTACTCCTAATAAAATATCTCCATTAAATTATTATGCTATCACTAAACTACAGATAGATTATTACATTCAAGACAACCTAGATAAGTTCTCATCCATTCAAAGTTTCAGATACTTTAATGTATATGGAGAAGGAGAAGATAAAAAAGGAGATCAAGCAAGTCCTGTACATAAGTTTACACAACAGATAAAAGAAACAGGTAAACTAAAACTGTTTGAAGGATCAGGTAAGTACCTAAGAGATTTTATCTGGGTTGGAGATATAGTAGAAGTCGTTCTTAATAATGATAAACCATCTGGTATCTATGATTTAGGAACCAGTAGCCCAGTTAGTTTTAAAGGTGTTGGTGAATTAATAGCAGCAAAATATAATGGAAAAATAGAATACATTCCATTCCCAGAACATCTAAAAGGAAAGTATCAATACCTAACTATAGCAGAAAAGGTTTGGGACTATCAATTTGTAAGCGTAGCACAATATCTCAATCTCCTTTAAAGATTCTATAAGAATCATCATCAAAGTGTTGCGTAGAGAACTCAAATAATTCTGTATCTTCTAGTGCAACCATCTGATGTCTCAATCCTCTATACACATGGAACCTATCACCAGGTTCTAGTATAGTTGTCTTTGCATCTTCAAGACTATCTGTATCACCATAAAATAAATGTATTCTACCTGATTGAATATAAAATGTTTCGTCTTTTAATTTATGATAATGCCAAGAACATCTCTTAGTCTTATTAATATACAATAACTTACCACAATACTCTGGAGAATTGGCAATCCATTTCTCATATCCCCACCCCTTGGGTACATGTTTAATTGTAATTAGTGAAGAAATCATTACAATTCATTCCCTTATCATCTATGAATAAATCAGCATGTGGTTTACCCATTATCAATTCATGATACTTAGCACCCCACTCTTCAAGTTGCTTCTGAGTTAATTCAAATAGAACTGCTGAAGCCTTTGCACCTGCAATAAGATGTTCCTCCTCAGAGAACCTACCCATCGCTCTGGCAGTAAAATATATTATATAATTACCTTCATCATATAAATTATTTATTTTTGAGATACGATCCTGCCAAGGTTCTGCTTTATGGTAATCTCTACCCACAGTTGGTGTACAAATCGTACCATCAATATCAATACAGTATCTTTTGGACATCTTCCTCAGTTAAAATGTAAGTTCCTAATTGTTGAACAGCAATTGCTGCCGCCCTATTTCCCAACATAAGGGATTCTTCTATGTTGTTAGTAGTTATATACCCGTAAACAAGTGCTGCTAAGAAAGTATCTCCAGCACCAACTACATCATATACATTTACTTTCTCTGTTGGATATAAAGTTTGTTTGTAAATACAACCTTCAGATCCTTTCGTTACTATCAGATTATCAATATAACAATCGTGCTGTAACTTCTCATATTCTACATCATTTATCTTAACAAAGCAATTCTCTTTATTAGGAAGTACCGTTTTTTTACTATCAATAAAAACAGGACAAGAGGCACTCTCTACAATTTCAAATATCTTTTCTGTAGATAGATACCCTTTATTATAATCTGATATGACAACAGCATCAAAACTTGAAGTAGAAACAGGAACTAATAAAGGTTTTACTCTCTCCTCATTATCAACTCTAAGAATATGTTGATTTGATCTCTCATCAATAAACCTAGTCTTTACTATCTTTTCAGAATTAGTTAAGAATGTAATATCAAGTCCAAATGATTGTAAATTTAAACATACATTACCTGCCATACCAGACTTGGTCTGTATCTTAGCATAATCTAAAATAGGTACAGGTGCTTCTGGACTTAACCTAGTACATCTGCCATAGATATACTCATCCTCACAACTATCACCCAGTAACAGTACTTTCATTAATCTTTTTGATGATATTACTGCTGGAATATCCACCAACTCTAGGAAGATGTCTTGTTTCCATAGCGTGTTCCCAACCAACTACATCACCATCCCTCCAATCATCACCAAGTAATAATATATCAGGTTGATATAGTTCAATTAGATCTTCTAACTCTTGTCTACTACCAAAGGTATGTACAACATCAATATACTTGATTGCCTCAAGCATAGCAACCCTAAAACTAAGATTGTTTATAGGGCGATGCTCTCCTTTATCAGTACGAATCTTCTCATCAGTATCCGTAGCAACTATTACCTTGTTTCCTAGAGATCTAGCAACCTTGAATAGTTCTATGTGACCTGGATGAAGAATATCGAATGTGCCGTTGCACCAAACAATATCAGTCTCTACCATTAGAACTCTTCTGATCTCTGTACATCAGGAGAATAATCAGATTGTGGAATTAATTCTCTAAGATCATTACAAGGAACATGAACTAATTTTTGTATCTCTGGTAGATACATATAGTTAATATCACTATTACCTAAAGTATCAATAGCATCCTCAATAGTTTCTACTAAAGGATCTCCACCAAGATTAAATGATGTATTAAACAGAATAGGAGTATCAGAAAGTTTTTCAAATGCACTAATCAAATTATAGTAATGCTCATTCTGTTCCTTAGTAACAGTTTGAATCCTACAAGTTCCATCCACATGAATAACAGATGGAATCTTATCTTCAACACCTTCATTACACTTAACAGCATACATCATATGAGGAGCATCTTCCATTCCTGCAAGATCAAACCAATCATGAACTTTCTCTGCAAGAATAGAACAAGCAAATGGTCTAAAGAACTCACGACGTTTTACTCTATTAACTATATCCTTACCATCTTTAATAGTAGGATCAAACAATATAGAACGATTACCAAGTGCTCTTGGACCACCCTCTGATCTTCCTTGGAAGATAGTTACAATATTACCTTCACGAATTAACTTAGCAACACTATCATATGAAGCATCAGTAACTTCAAATTGATCATCAACATCTCCTAAGTACTCATCAGGATCATACTGTGGTCCATAATATAAGTTATCAAGTTGTTTTAGTTGTGGTAAGTGTGAATATTTTTTTAAGTATTGATTAATATAAACATAATAAGCACCACCCATAGATGTACCACCATCATGTGAAATAGGTTCTACAAAGAAATTAAAATCAGGAAACTCTTGTTTGAATTTATAGTTAGCAACACAATTCAAACCATACCCACCAGAAATAACTATATTTGTTTCACCAGTTATATCATAAGTCTTCTGTATTAACTTGATCATTTCTTGTTCAGATTCTCTTTGAATAGCATATGCCATATCCTTTTGAGTCTGAGTCCATTCATCTTCTTTATGATTATTAGAATCCTCTAGTAAAATAGGATACCTGTCATCAATAATATGAGCACCATTTGGATAATTAGGAACAAACAAATCTCTGTTTCCTAAACCATTTCTAAACATCGGAGGAATATTAGGATTCTCTTTTCCATAAGGAGAAAGACCCATAGTTTTTCCAGCATCAATAGTTGACCAACCACAATACGCAGTAACAGCTTCATACTCTTTTACTATACCAGGATTCTCTGAAATGAATATCTCTCGACCTTCATCTACTGTGACATACCCAACAGATCCATCAGTTCCCAAATGCTTATATTTGGTAATCATTTCAAGAGGTTTTCTTGCATGATATATTGATTCAAATTCAAAAACTGTTTTATCAGTTACTGTTGTCTGCAAGAAACTACCTGCACCATCAGCAATCAATACACCAGCAGTATCAAATCCAGAATTTATAAATGCACAACTTGCATGCATTTCGTGATGTATTCTATCAATACACGTTACTTTAAAATTAAATTTTTTCCTACTTAACTTTCTAATATATCCTCTATAGATATCTTCACCTGTCCAATCACTTTGAGGACCATTACGATGAGTGTGGCATATAACTAAATGATCTATATGATCAACATAATCAAATACTTTTGTTAACCCCAATAAGGGAGTGCCATCACGTTTCCATCTAGAAAGTCTTTCTTCCTCAAGGTAAAATATAATTTCACCATTAACTAATAATGTCGTACTGGCATTATGCCCACGAGAACAAGATACAATTATACTCATAATTTAACCTCAAGATTTTGTTGTTTCAATATCTAACAATTCTTCAATAGGTTTCTTTTTCTTCTTTTTAGATACAACAAAAGGTTCGCCAAATTTACGTACAGGTTTAGCATCAAGACTAGCAACAGATTTTGATACTGCTGGAGTCAATTTTGTAGGTGACATAAGTGGAGTGTTCTGTGGTGTTGGCACTACAGCACTCTTTATAGGTATTTGTTTACCTGCTGGTTTCTTTATACCTTTAACTATTTTATCAATAGTCTCTGAACTTAATACCATAAGATCTTCATTATTCCTATCCGCATTCATATCAAATGTTATTCTAATAGGACTATATTGCCTTTTATCTTTTCCATTATCAATAACAGTAAATTTCTTACTGCTTGGATATGATATATTTTCAGGATAAGTAGATCCTATAACTACAGTTGCCTTTGTTCCTACAGCATGTGCAAGATGCTGCCCTACACTATCACATCCTATGAAATGATCAGCAGCATTAATTACTCCTGCCCAACCATTCAATCCCATTCCTTTAGGAGCAGCGATACCCATATTCGTCCATCCTGGTATCTCAACTTCTGACATTAATATAATACCAAAACTCTTTTTAAGTTTTTCTATTAATGAAATAAGATTAGCAACTTCAAAACTTCTACCAGTACTATCATAAATGAAATTACCCTCAGCTTTGGCACTCTGTCCAAATGGTTGGAAAACAAGTACCTTATCTTGTTTAAGATTTTGTTTTACCTCCTCTACAAGATTGTATCCAGTAATTTGATCTTCTTTATTAAGATCTAATTTTATCTCTCCAGTTTCAGGGATCTCATCAAGTTCATTAATCTCTATATCAAATGCTTGTATAAGATTACACCTCTGAGTAAAGTATTCATTTACCCTATAAGGTTCTAATGATACAATTTTCTTATCTTTTAATTTCTCTTCAAATAAATCTTTATGTCCTACAGGATATACATGATTTCTTAAGATTGGATTGTTTAGAAACAATTCAGACCAAGATTCCGCTATGATTATAAAATCATCATGCGTTTTGGCGTACCTCTCTAAACCTGGCATAGAGCAAAGCACACGCCCTGCTCCACCGTTTACAAAAAAAGCTTTATTCATTCAAGTCAAACCTCAATGTTTAATATTTTAGCATCGGTTGAGTATATAGTCAACCTAATAAAAAATCTTATGTGAGGGTTATACTACTTGTAGCAAACCCAAACCATACCAAACTTACCACTATCACCATATAAACTGTTATGTCCGCCCATAGCATGTGAACCCCATCCACCAGCACCAGGTACTCGATGGCAAGCAGTATTCCAAGCAGAACATTGACATCCGCAACAAACTCCAGATGTATACTGAACACAACATATTGTGTCAACAGCTTCAGATCCTGTTAGGAATCCAGGAGTTGGTGCGCTAATTTCATATCCGTAATGGTTGCCGTCCCAACATTGTTTTGGCCAAATACCACGAATACCATACACTACATTCTCTGCAGTTGGTTCGTCTATATCATTCAGAACACCATGAATACCAGCACCAGCAACGTAATCAATCTCATTAGTAAACTGTTGTCCTGTGGCACACCAGTCAGTTCCTTGGTTACAGAATTGGAATCCTTCATTACCCGTGTAATATGCAATTCTACAAGTACAGAAATGACCATAATCTGCCATCCAGTTACCCATAGATCCTCTTCCACCATCTACGCAGAAGTTACAGAAATGACATCCTTGAATGTAAGAACACTGTCCTCTCCACCTTCTATGACCAGTAGTTGTAAATCCGTAACAACAGTAAGCACAACCAGCACATAAGGTATAAGTCCAACCTGCAGTTACTGGAACAATAACAGAAGCATAAGCACCAGTTGATCCAAATGGTGTATGTCCACAGCAGCAAGGTGGTTTATTAGCACCACCACCAGCACCCCACATCTGAACTCTCATACTGGTTACACCAGAAGGAACAGTCCAGGTACAAGAAGCATTACAACGATAAGTTCCAGTATTATCACAAACTTTTACTTCTCCAGTCCATCCAGTTCCTTCCCAAACAGTCCATTTGGTAGTGTCTCCTGGACAAAGCCACATCGCTTTCTCATTACCACCGTCAGCGGCTAACCATGCTTTAGCACAAGCAACGGAGTTATCTGCGCCGCCAGCACCGCCGCCGCCAGCACCTTTATTTTCTTTTAGATCAAATAAACATTGCTGCTTCTCAGCTATTTCTTTTTTTAGTGCTGCTTGTTCATTCAGAGCACTATAAACTAATACATCCATTTTTTAAACATTACCTCCAACACCAGCAATAGATACTTTTTGTAATTCAATTTGAACATCTGCAGGAATCTTAGGTATAGTTCCTACTGAAGCTGGAAGAGTAATATACTTCCAAGTTTCATAGTAAGGATTATTACTAAGATATGTTCCTATCCCAGCTATATAATGATCTATTTTAGTATTGACTGTATCACCAAAATCATATTGATCACCATATGTTTTAACATAATCCCTTCTTCTTATTGCTTCATCTCTATTATCATTTTTAACATTTTTTAGTATTTGATCTAATTCCCAATTACTAGTAACCTTATTCCACTTAACTTGATATACATCCCTTAAATCAGGATTGTTCATCTTTTTCCAAACATCACCATTACTCATTGTTACATCAGTATAAGTGTGTGTCCAAGTATAATTAGTAATGAATTGATGTGATAATGTATATGCCATAGGTAGTTGAGCACTATCTTTAGCATTAATAGTTTTTCTAGTATATCCTGCTTGAGGTGGAGCAGTTGACACATCCACCTTAATTACATAACCAGTAGCGTCGTCAACCCAAACGTCAAATTCTTCAGGTCCGTTATACGTATAACTTCCAGTAATATTTGTAGAAATACCAGCAACGAATTCCTCAGTCGGGAGTAATTGAGTAAACGATGATGTAATGTTTGCCATTGTTTTAACGATCTCTGATTTTTTCTTTTAGTTATTTATAAGTAGGAAACACATACCATTCCCATTCTACCAACATCGGAACATCCGTGGTTGTCTCCACCGCAAGTAGAGTAACCAAATGCACCAGCACCAGGAATTTGATGAGCACAATAACATGCTTGGAAACAACATCCACCATTCTCATTACTAAAGCAATAGCAACAGCAAGATGAAGTTGGGAATCCATATACACCTGGAGACCAAGTACAGTGATCTCTAGATCCACAAACATATCTATTGTATGCCCATTGTCCAGGAAGACCCCATACATCAGTACCAGTTGGTCCGTCTCCGTAGAATGTTTTATGGTTTGCAGTAGCCTGATCATTCATATCATAATGATCATCTGGTTGACCTAAACCACCAGTTTGCTGCTCTTCGGAACAATAATCTGTTCCAGTATTACAAATACAAGATCCCATATAAGCACAGAATCCATTCTGTTCATACTGTGCTTTATGTCGTCTTTCTCTAGATTCACAATAGATATTAGATTCACCACCTTCTGCACAGAAGTTAGTTAATCCTTGTCCTTGTACATATGATGCTTCACCATCAATTGTCATCTGCGCTCTTTCTGCATAACAACAATAAGCACAACCAGCACAAAGATTATAGTTTTGACCTGCTGTTACAGGCATAATAATAGATGCGTATGCTCCATTACCACCATTAGGTGATCCACCACAACAACAACTAGTACCAGATCCACCACCAGCACCCCAAACTTGGAATCGAGCACAAGTTACTCCAGCAGGAACAGTCCAAGTACACTGAGCGTTACATCTTTTATAAGAGGTTGTATCACAAACACTAAAACCACCAGTCCAACCACCACCTTCAGCAGCTACTTTTGGTATCATACACCATAGGCCACTATTAGGAGCACCAGCACCAGCAAGAATTAATTTTTGGTCGGAGTAATCAACAGCTCCACCACCACCGCCGCCACCACTAGCAGAAGATATACCTGCTGTTAATGCAGCAGATTCAGCCTTTAGTTCTTGGTTTATTTCCTGTAAGGCATTGTATGTTAATACATCTGCTGCCATTTGTTATACCTCTGTAATAAATTTACGATTAATAATTAAACTGCCTGTTCAATGCCAAATACACTTACACTTACATCAGACGAAGTAGTGTATGCTACTATATTCTTAGCTGCGTTTAATGAAACTGCTGTTCTCTCAAGAACACCGTTCTTGGGAATAGATACATCATATTCAATCCACTCTGCATTACCTGGAGAACCAGTTGTTGATAGTGCTAGTCTAAAAGGAGCTGCAGCAGCTGCACTTCGATTCACTACGCTAATATTGACAACTGCATGAGTTGCTGATGGAACCGTATATACTGTTGTATTGGTTGAAGCAGCTAGAGCAGACTGTCCTAAAATACCAGATGCCATTTTTTTAAACTTTTCTTAGTCTTGTACTATTTATAGATGTAATTAACTTTAAATTTGTCCAACAAAGAATTCAGAAATCTGAATTGCATTAGTTGTAGTATTTGTTAAAGTGGTTATACCAGCATTAGCATGTGATACTGCAGTTGATATACCTAAGTTTGCTGCATTTTGAGCCATTATCAAATGCTCATTATCTTTTGTCTGAACATAAGTTCTAACAGCAGCTTGTGTCGGCACTTTCTCATTACTATTCTGTGACATCGTTCCGTCAGTTGAGAACTCATTAACTTGAGCACCTAACTGAGCACCGATTGAACCCAATCGAATTGAAGTCAAACCAGATAGATCGAAACTGTTAGCATTCAGTGTTGCAGCACCAGTTGCCTGGTTAACACGGAAGTACTTACCAACCCTAAAGTTACCTTGTTCATCAGTAGAAACATAGAATACCCTTCCTGGGAAGTCTTCTGTAATTTCCTGTGTTTGAACAGGGTCTTGTGTTGGAACATCAGGCCAATTAGTTGTTGCTGTTCCACCAGTTCCTACTTGTAGGAAGTCATGTCCAGTTAATCTTGCCTGACTGAAGATGTAACGGATCTTGATATCCTGTTCATCGAAACCTTTAGCAGCTTTCTCTTCAACAAGAGTTACAGTAGTAGTACCATAAGTATCAGTAGTAACACCAGTTACTTTTGTAAATTCATCATCTATCTTAACGTAACTACCAACAGAATCTTCAAATCTATTTGAGATAGTTGCTCTAAAGTCAGTAGCAACACCAGTAAAATCTTTCCAAGCTTCAGCGGAACCAATATAACTAGTTGCTCCAATTGAAGTAAACTGTGTTCCAATAGCATATGCAGTAGCAATACCAGCACCATCCTGTGCTCTAGTGATATTCATAGAGTTTGCAGTTGGGAAACTTGCAATCTTACAAAGTTCGTTTGTAGGTGATAAGCAATATTCGCCAGGGTTGAATCCACTAATAGTACTTGTACTAAATGTAGTATCAGCATCAGTTGCTGGAGTCAATAGTGTAAATGTACCTCCTTGAACTGGATACTTAACAAAAGTTGTATTTCCACCAGTATGAGCAGCACCAGTAGTAGTCCACTGTCCCCTATCAATCTGCACGTTACCCTTACCTTGGGGACCTATCTGACTTACACCTGAAATCACAAATGTAAACGGATCAGCACCAGTAGTATTATCACTATTATATCCACCATTACCTAATCCAGTAATGAATTCAATACTACCGTTAACTTCAAGCGTTGGAGATGTTCCTAATCCAGCCAATACAAGAACTCGTCCAGATTGTCCTTCGTTTGCACTTGTATTAGCGAGAAGTGGAGCAGTTGTACCTGAAGTTTGTGCAGTGATTGTTTCACCAGCTGCGAATCCTGTGCCAACTCCAACTGCACCTTCACTAATTAATGAATAATATATCTTCTCTTGAGTTGTTCCTTGTACTGAATTAATATATCCCCAAGCACCAGAAGTGTTACCTCTAATTCTTTCTCCAACAGTAAAACCTGTTCCACTCATACTATCAGGATCGTATTGAAGAACTAATCCTTCCAAATAACCCTCTCTTGCCTTTTCAAGTGGACTGAATCCAGAACTTACAACACCATACTTACCCCATGAACTGTTTCCAACAAGAGATCTAAGTCTTCCACCACGAGTAGCAGCATAACTTATATGGTTATAGTATGTGAAACAAGAAACTGTTTCTGCCACAGCACCATCTGTTATCCAGAATGCCATTCCTTCATCGTGAATGTTTGTAAATGAGTCAAACACGATAGATTTGTTAGAAGGTGTTGCAGTTCCATCTACAAATTGTCTATGAATTCCACCATCTACAATTGCACCAATACCTTTAACTGATTTACAAGAACAGTTTGATACGTATGGTGATTTAATAACTCTACTTTCTGGGTTTAGAGTAACGAATACACCTTTAATATGTGCATTATTAGGATCATATTGATTAGCAGTAAATGTTAATGCAGTTGCACCAAGATTTTGTTGCTTATCAACCTCTATAGTAGTTGAATCAATAAATCCACTAACCTTTGTTCCAGTTGAAACACCAGAACCAGTTACAGTTGTACCAACTAAGTCAGGGAAAAGATCTGAACCAGTTACTTTTGATCCAGCAATACTACAAGTTATAGATGTAACTATACCTGCTGGAGTGAAACCAGTCAAACCTTCCATCAAAATGTCCTTAAGCATCGTTGAGTTGCTTAACTGGAACATTGTTGAATGTTCGTTAGGTCTAGTATCCGCAGATGTAATGTTTATATCCGTTCCACCATTCTCCCAAGTATCTGATGTTGTCCATTCTCCACCAGAAAGATTACGGATTTGAATTTTCTTCTCAGCATAATCTGAATCTAAAATAACAGCACACTTAGTTCCAGCACCATTAAAGATTGAAGAACCATATGAAACTGTAGTAGGAGCAGCTGCTAATACTAAATCTTGATGTCTAGATGCATTTCCTTTACCAACATTTATAGTAATTGATGTTCCAGTTACTGCAGTAATAGGTATAGCAGTATTACCATAAATTGGATCTTTTGGTCTTGGATAAGTATGTTGAGTAGCGTGATTATCCTGATCACAAGTAAATGTTAATGAGTTACCATTAACTTCTACTGTATTAGAAGTAGTTAAACTATGAGTACCAACTTCTAAAACAAGATCTCCTGTTGTAGAATCATAAGTTGTTCCAGCACCAGGTGTAAGTGGAGTTCCAGCGTTAGGAATAATTGCACCTGCAGTAGCACTTATAAACGTATGTGCGTAATTAATAGCAGGTAAGATCTTAGATGTTCTTAAGTTATCACCAACAATTGATACACTATCTGGAACTACAATTGGAAGTGTTTCAGAATATTTTCCTGCCTTTACATAAATCGATGCTGGACCCTCTGCAACAGAACAAGCATGTCTAACAGAATGGAATGCTCTACTGATATTTGAACCATCATTAGTATCACTTCCTTCTTCTGTTACATAATAAACTGGATGTGTTACACTATTATTTTCCCAATTAGGTACACCCTCACTACTGATAGTAAGTGTTTGACCATTAGTTCCTTTAGGTAATCTTGCTGCACCAGTGGTGTAGTAGACCATATCACCTTGAGTGGTCATCACATTGTTGGCAGCACCCTCAGCCAACATACTCCAATAAGTACTATTATTATCAGTCGAAGGATCTTGGTTTATACTACCAGCAGTAGCAACACCAATATAACTATTACTTAATCTCTTTACAGCATCACCAAGTTGATATGTTACATTAGAATCCCAGTTACCTTTCCAAGCAAGACCTTTAGTAACTAGACTCCAGTTAGCTGTTGTTGTTGGAACTGTATTAACACTTGTAGTAATCGCAACATATGAATATCCACCATATAAAGCAACATCACCTTGTTTATAATCGGTTGAATTATCCCAAGTACCAACTACATTAAATCCAGTAGTTATAATATCCCAATCATTTGTTAAATTATATGCAGGTATCTTATTTGTATGAACACTCTTTGAAACATATGTGTAACCACCATAGGTTACAACATCTCCATCCTGATACTGTGCGGCAGAATTCCAAGTATCTTCATAATTAAATGACTGTAAATATTCTACTACATTACCACTTGTATTTGCTTCACTAAATGTTGCATCAGAAGTAAATCCAGTAGTTACTCTATACTGAGTATTACCATATTTAAATATATCGTTTACTTTATACCAATGAGTTGCTTGCCATTCTCCAGTATTAACAATACCTTCAGTATGTAATGACCAATTAGTTGCTATATCAGAAGCATAAAATTGATTTTGATTACTAGTAGATGTATGATTTGTCTTACAAACATAAGTGTTTGCACCATACTTTACGATGTCATCAATAACATACGCAGTACTCGCAGTCCAATCACTACGCCAGTTAAATTTTAATCTGCCAAGTCTAAATTCAGCCATTGTTTTTTTTTAAATCCTATTTTGGTCCTGCGGAATAATCATGATCACTAAAAGATACAGTTAGATATCCATCATCATCAATATAATAGGATATTCTCCTAAAATCAAACCTGAACTGTTGGTATTTATCGTAGTAATTATTCTTATAAGTTTTCACTTCTGTTGTTTCATCAACGTAATCTAATCCTTCTAAGAATTCTGGATATGCTGTACCATCTAATCTATGAGAAACATCAACTACTTCAGAGTCTGATGTTTTAACTTTAGTATACCTAAGCATACCATCGTCATCCCTTCTCAAAGCGTGAACGGAAAAGTTATCTTGTTGACCAAATTGAAGTCCGCCACCACCTCCTCCACCTGAGCCTGATAGCATACTTCCACTTAGGAACATTGTCATGCAAATACCCTCCAATAAGTGCTGGTCCAAACTAACTTGACAGTAGCACCATCGACATCACATGCTAAAGGAGAATCAATCACGCCTGAATAGTTCTTAAACTGCTCATTATTTTGGGTTGCAACCATAAGATTATTTATGCCCCAACTTACTTCCGTATCATGAATCTCAATAAAATCTCCAGGGTTTTTGACAAGAGGAAGAGTTACAGTAAATCCTGCACCCACAGTATTAGTCAAATAACTCGTATTAGAATCCACATTAACACTTGAACTTAATATAGTTAATGAAGGTATCGTAGCATCTGATTTAACAGAAAGGTTAGTAAAGTCAACAACTATTGTTGTTCCATAACCAGTAACAGTCATACCAGCACCAACAAAGTTGATGTCAGTAAAACCTACACCAACCTTATTACTAATTTCTGCAGAAACTGGATTACTTGTAGTTGATCCAATACCAACACCAGAGGTAAACTTTTCTCCCTGTCTATAGATATCACCTGTGAAATTAATATCACCAGTAACATCCACTTTAAACTGTGGATTTGTATTACCAAATCCAATATTAGGTGATGTCGTACTGGTAATAGCTATCTTACCTGTAGTGTCATCTACTACAATATAATGACCAAATTGTGATAGCTCTCTATTGAATGCCATTATATGATTACTTTATTAGGTATTTATTGAGTTTATACTTCATCAGCCGTTCTATATGACGGGAAAGTCCTAAGATCACCTGGCCAAATAATTCTTACTGCTCCGTGCCCACCTGAACCAACATCACTAGTACCATTTCCACCACCACCAACAAATATATTATAAGTTGTACCAGCTACTACTGGAATATTATTTTTCCAACATAATCCTCCACCACCACCAGTTGGTGTTCCAGTTACTTTATCATTACCTCCTCCACCACCATATTCTGCACCATTATGGTTTACTGAGTCTTGTCCACCAGATCCACCTTTTCCCCAATCTGTTGCATCAGCACCTTTACCATATATTCCTGTTCCACCACCACCTTCAGGTTTACCAGAAGAATCACCATTATTATGTCCACTAAATGTACCACCACCAGCACCACATCCAGAACCAACAGGATAAGTACTAGCAAACAAGTTTGCTCCACCAGGTCCATTTTGACCATCTCCAGAATATCCTGCAGCTCCACCGCCACCACCTCCATAAGAAGATGAATGCCCATTACCACCAGTATAATTTTCATCACCACCACTAGAACTACCACCACCAGCAGTATTATTGGAACCTTTACCACCACCAGCAGACATACTTACACTTGCAGCAGGTACTTCAAATGTAGAAGATGTACCATCAGTACCTCCTCCACCACCACCAATACAAACAACACTAACACTTGTTACTCCTTCAGGACAGGTCCATGTAGTTCCATTTCCTGCACCTGTAAATAATGCTTGTCCTACAGGACTTAATCCACTTGCATCAGGGAAAGTTTTAGTATCACCTGGCCAAACAATCCTTAATGCACCACCTTTACCAGCTCCACCAGAATGCATACCATTTTGTCCACCGCCGCCACCGCCGCCATAGTTACCACCATCACCACCAATATTACTAGCAGCAGTTCCATCATCACCAGCAGATCCACCACCGCCGCCGCCGTAGCCACTACTTGCACCAGTACCACTAGCACCTTCTCCTAAAATATTAACTCCACCGCCGCCGCCACCTTGGAATCCACCAGCAGCACCACCACCTGAACCATTTGCACCTTGTCCACTATTAGTTCCATCTCCACCATTTCCAGAATATCCACCAGCTCCTCCACCTCCACCAGGATTCTGTCCACTAGTATTTCCTTGGTATCCAGAACCACCATTTCCACCACCAGTTCTCTTAGTACCAGCAGATCCACCATAAGTACCACCAAGGACTCCGTTACCACCAGTACCGTGCCTTCCTATTATCCAATCAGTATTAAAAGTAGTATCTTGACCATTATTAGGATTACCACCTTGTGCTTGACCTGCTCCACCAGATCCTATTGTAATAGGATATGAAGTTCCAGGTACTACTGTAATATTATTACCATAAGAGAGTCCTCCTCCACCACCACCTGCTGCATACATGCTCATAGTTGTTCCAGTAGCTCCACCACCACCTCCACCAACAGCAACTACTGATATTGATGTTACATTAGCAGGACAAGTCCAAGTATATGTTCCTGGTGTTGTATATGACCACTCTGTAGGTGGAACTGCACTATTTCCAGTGCCAACATTTGGAAAGCTTCTATTACTACCCCACATAAGTCTTACAGCACCATTTCCACCACCACTTGGACCATAACCAGTAGCAGCACCATGCCCTCCACCACCATATAATTTTCCAACACCACCCGATCCTGCAGTAGCATTACCAGAATTAGTTGTATAATTTACTCCACCAGTTCCACTTACACCTAATCCATATATTCCAGTTCCACCACCTTCTCCACCACCATTAGGTCCATTTGATCCACCACCACCTCCTCCACCAGATCCATCAGATCCAGAAGCTGAACTTGAAACATTTCCATTAGCACCATTACCACCATTACCAGAATATCCACCAGCTCCACCACCACCAGCACCATCTGTTCCGTCACTATTTCCACCATTACCACCATTACCACCACCGTCTCCTACATATCCACCACCAGTTCCACCTGTAAATCCACTTCCTCCTGTTTGATCAGCATTTAATCCACGCTCACCTTTCACAGTAGTTGCGTTTATAAAATATGAATCTCCACCAACTACAACAGTATAAGATTGACCTGGTGTTACAACAATATTATTCTTCCATCCAAGTCCACCGCCTCCACCAGCACCACCAGATGAAGAATTTTGAGCAACAGATCCACTTCCACCACCACCAATACAAATAGCATCAACCAAAAATACACCAGGTGGGCATGTCCAACTGTATGTTCCTGCTGTTGTCCATTCTTCTTGACCTGAAGATATAGGACTATCTGCTGCATTACTGGGGAATGAACGACCAGAACCCCATAAAATTCTTATTGCACCATTTCCACCTTTTCCAGTATGAGCAGCACTACCCCATCCACCACCGCCATATAATCCAGCACCATCATCAGCAGCACCATTAGGACCAGCACCATTACTATATCCACCTTTACCACCAGATCCAGGATAACCTATGTAATTACTACTAGCAAGATCTGATGATGCACCACTAGAACCTATACCATATATTCCTACTCCACCTCCAGGAGCTTGGAATCCACCACCAGCAGCACCACCTGTACCAGCAGCACCAGCACCACCTGGATATGAACCTGCTCCTTGTCCACCATTTCCAGAATATCCACCAGCTCCTCCACCACCACCTTGAGCAGGGTTATATCCACCACCTTGCCCACCATTACCACCACCATCAGCACCACCTCTTCCACCACCAGCACCACCAGATCCACCAGATCCAGAACCACCAGAACCACCATAAGCAGTTACAGCAGATAAAGATGCTGATGGAGTTGAGTTTCCACCACTACCTCCTGCACCTCCACCTGTGCCAGGAGCACCACCTTCAGCAACATACATGGTATGAGTGTCGCCTGGTGTTACAGGAATATTATTTTTATACGCTAATCCACCACCTCCACCACCATCAGCATCATTAGGAGAAGCAGATCCACCACCACCTCCTCCACCAATACAAACCATGCATATAGAATATACATTTGGAGGAACAACCCAACTATATGTCCCTGCAGTAGTCCACTCTACCTGACCAGGTGGAGATGAAGTTCCAGATGGGAAGGCGTAAATATCACCTGGATAAATTATTCTTACAGCACCTCCACCACCATATCCACCATGCTTTCTAGCACTGTCTGGGAAGTAGTTTCCACCACCTCCTCCACCACCATATTTTCCACCATCCTTATCCAACATTCCATTTGTAGTTCCTATTCCTACAAGAGCAGGAGCACCATCAGAACCACCAGATCCACCTTTACCAGGACCTTGTGAAACTAAAGCACCACTAATACCCTCACCAAGTATACCTACACCTCCTCCACCAAATCCTACATCAGTTCCTATTGCATTTCCACCATAAGTTTGAGTTGAAACGTTTGGATTTCTACCACCACTTCCACCACCATTAGTTCCAGCACTTGCTACACCACTAGTATCAGATATTATACCACCACCAGTTCCACCAGAATTACCACCTTGACCACCAGGTCCACCATATCCAGCAGCACCTCCACCAGATCCTGCGTTTGTAGGCCAACCAGTATGTCCACCACGCCTACCTGTTCCACCAGTAGCAAATGTTCCTCCAGCATTAATATATGCAGTAGGTGTTGAAGTAACAGATCCACCTGGTCCATTTCCACCACGAGAATCGTAATCACCAGCACCTTGACCGCCCTGACCACCACTAGCACCTATAAGAACTGTTCCGTTAGTTCCACCTCTTTTTATCCAAGAGTGACCACCCCATCCAGCATTCGCTTGGTCTTTTTGATCATTATTATTACTATTACCACGACTTCCACCACATCCAACACAAATATTTAAAGTTTCACCAGCAGTAACGGATATAGTATTTCTATAAGTTAATCCTCCACCTCCTCCACCAGAACCTGGTCTTGTTTGAATTTCATTTGTTCCATCGTCAGAGGATACAGCAGGACTACCACCTCCTCCACCACCTACAACAACTGCAGATATAGCAGTTACTCCAGCAGGAACAGTCCAAGTATAAAAAAGATTATTTGTAGCATTACTATCATTAGACCATGATGTCTGTTGTCCAGTGAAACCAACACTACTAGACATCAATAGCATCTGTTGAACTAACATATTATGTCAATCCACCACCAGATATTGTAAAAGCATTACTCGCAACACATAACACAGTAGCAACTCCTCTTTGAGCTAAAATCCTATTTCCTGTTGTAGAAGATCCTGCCAAATAAAATGTGACACCAGTTCCTTGACTGATAGTTATATCAGAAGCACTATTATTATAAATTGTAATTGCATCTCCCGCAGTAAAGATATTCTGATCTACGGTCACTGTCGAATTAGATTGAACCAAAGTACCAATATCAGAAGCAGTTAAAGTATATGAACTAGTTTTTGTTGTACTTGAAAAATCTGGTCCTATATGAAGAACTCCACCCATATTAGGATGATTAACACATTGGTAGAATAAAGTATTTGGTGCATCATGTGGAACATCAAATATTATATCCGTTGGTGCAACACCATCTTGATTTGTTACACCAGTATATGCTGCTCCTGCAGATCCATTAGGAGTACTTTGAATTCTAAAAGGATGTCCCGAAGATCTATTATGAAAAATATATTTCTGTCCTCTAACAAGAGTTAATGCTGGATCATTTACAGTTCCATTTAATCCAGGACCAGTAAATGTATAATGGTTCGTTCCATCATTACCCATTACCCATCCAGATAAAGCACCTACAAATTTACTTGCAGTACAAGTTCCACCAATAGAAACGTCTGTACTAATAGCAACATTTACGGCATTTAAATTTAAATTATTAGGACTTTCAATCCTTGGAGTACCAGATACTCCAATCAAATTAACTTCCTTTACACCAAAACCTTTATCTGCCATTTGCTTTTTTTAGATATTTATTTAATATATTCTAAAAGAATATCATCATCAGACAAAAATAGGTGACGAACGTCACCCATCTTAGTATCGATATTATTATAGATCAATAAAGTTAGGCTTTTACCTTCAAAAATCAAATTAATAATACACATCAATACATCAGTTGCGTTCCTTCTACCGACTCAGTTGCAGTACCAACATATTGATCTGATCGATCAACATTAGTAGTTGGGAAAGTTCTATTTGCTCCACTTACTTGACCCCATATAATTCTTACAAGACCGTGTCCACCACATCCACAAGAAGATCCACTATTAGATCCACCTCCACCTCCACCAGGGAATCCTCCATCTGGTGTAGTATGGTTTGATCCATTATGCATATTACCTTGGGTTTGTCTGTTATA